CAGAAGAATATTTATAAGGAGACATATGGAACAAACAACGGAATCTTGCAAAAAATCACACAAGTCATACTTTAATAAGCTTTCAGATCAATTTTGGAACAAGCCAATGAAAGTAAAGGACCTTTTAAATCCACCACAAGGTCAACCTCAATGGAAAGGGGAATTGATCGCTATATTGAGACTTGCAGCTAGAGACGGACATCTTACAGGAGAAGAGTGTTACGATCATTTTATCTATTCAGAATTCATACGAAACAACGCTCTCTATCACACGAAAAATGACTTCGAGCTGCTTAAGGTATTGGATGAAAAACTATACGCAATGGACCCAGAAGAATATCTTTGACAGGAAATATTTAACATGTTACACGTCATTAGGAACACCTTCCATGTGCATGGCATGCTTTGATAGGCTTATGTCTTGTTCATAGAAACATTCCTTTTTGTGTTGGCCCAGTGTCTTAACGGATACTGGGTTTTTTTGTTAACTTCTTTCGAGTTGAACTAAAATTGTGTTTCTGTTACCTTTTCACCTTACGTTTATAAACTTAGTCAAGGACACAACACAACCATGTCAGACACAAACATATTCCTCATTGGGATATTTATAGGATTCTTAGCTTCTTATTTTACTGAGCTCTTTAGAAAAAGACCGGAAAATGAGGAAAAGCTAGAAACAATACTCGATAGGACTCAAAAAATTCGTTTGTCATTAGAAGGTCACATCAGAGAGTTTAATAAGTCTTTGGAGGAGAAAAAAACACTACCTGAAGCAATCGCAGAATCTAAAATTCCAATGGTACCATTGATTAATACCAGAAAAAGAACTGAAGAAGAAAAGCGATTGATGTCTGAGAAGAAAAAGAAATGGTGGGAAGAGAAAAGGAAAAGGGAGCAGATGGTGTCTGCCCCCGAGTCTACTAAGCCGGAATAGCTTCTTTTTGTTTCTTGTGCTCTTTCGAGTACGCTTCCTTGAATCTTGGCAGGATTTGAGGAAGCATTGCTGACTTAATAATCTCCTTCATTGGCTGATTCTTCTTGTTACAAAGCATTGTTACGTATTCTTCTAGATACCCCGTCTCAACTCCATCTTTGCATAGAGCCTCTTTGAGGTTTTCTATGGTTGGCTCAAGAGTGATTGTTTTTTCCACACGTTCCACATCTTCCACACGAGCAAACATGACATGTGCGTTATCATCTTCTAAAGGCCTTCGCTCTGGAGCTACGTCCATGATATCGTACTTCTCATCTTCTGAGTAACAGTTGCCTACAACGTCAGGAAACAACACTCTAGCAAGTGTTGCCATTGCTCTATTGTAAAGCATCTGTTTTGGAAACTTCACCCATGTTTGAGACCTTGTCAAACCAGCTCTTTCAGCATCTTTGATCGTGAACTCAAACCTTATGGAATCTCCATTGTCTTTTCTCACTCCAATAATGGCACATTTCTCATCCGTCCATTCTGGTATCTTGATACTGTGACCATCTTTACGGATTCGATCAGCCATTAGAGCGGTGCTCATGGAGATTTTACCATTGACGATATAGAAACCACCATTGATAGCCTTCATAGGAGAGATACCTAGATCTTTGGCTGTGAGCATGATATTCATCAATGCCTCAGCTGATAGGGTATGAGATCCACTCTTAGCAGCCACTAAAGCAAGGTGCTTGTAATATTGGAACTCTTGCTCTTGTTGTTGGAATTTTTGTACGTTGGACATATTATTTTCTCCTTAATGTTGTTGTTGTTTCTTCATAAAATTCTATCCCAGGTATAGACGTAACACCGATTTTCATATGAACCCCTACTTTGGCTTCATCAAGTATCAGGTACTCTCTAGGGACTTTTTCCATGTCTGTAACTCTAAATTTCTTCACAGTCTTTGTAACCATACTTGCACTATTTGATGCAGGCATGATGATTACGTTTGACTCTAAGTTTATATCTAGCAAAAACGCGGCATCCTTGAGCCTTTTCTCTTCTTCTTTTTGAAAGGCCACATAGCTTTCGGCTTTTGTGTTACTTACTTCTATCAGTTTCTTTATTGGTGTCGAGACCTCCTTTGCTCTTTCGTTTATAGTGCTAATTTGCTTCCTCAATGGTTCAGTCAGCTCTTTACGCTTTTCCTCTATCATCTCTTCTAAAGTTCTTGCTGCTGCATACATCTCAGATAACTCGTTGTACTGTTGTACATTCTGTACAATCATGCCCTCCACTAGGGAGAGCATGTTATCTATGGATTTCTTAATATCTACCGCATTGTTTTCAACTAACTCAACTTCCATTTTAACCTATCCTTCATCGTATGTGTGTCTATCATCAAAGAAATAATCGTTTGAGCCTACATATATAGAGAATGTTTTTTCTGTTTCACATTCTTCGCATTCATGTTGTTGTTTGCGATCGTTCCATTCCATTTCACAATCACAACATGGACATTTGAATTCTGTGTAAGCGAATGTGTTGAAGGCTCTTTCTTGTCTTGCTTCTGTATATATATCAAACATTTTTACCTACTTTGCTCATTACTTTTTCAATAATATCTAAAGCTTTACACATTTGCCCTAATAGAGAAAACTCTACCAAAACATTTGTATACTCTGAGGATAAAGATAAGGCAGGCTCAAAATGCTTGTCTACTTGTAACTTGAACTGATCATTCGATAAGATTTCCATAACGGTTCCTATGGTATTGTTATTGTTGTACCAGCCTCTAACTCCACTTAGCTGCTGATACCTTAACTATAACACATTAACGAGTTAGAGTCAATACCCTAGCGAAAGATTGTGTATTTCTTATGTATTCTTAGAGTTACTAAAGAATTTACTTGCCATATCGAGGCATGTATCCATGGTATTCTTATCATATTCATAGATAAATACCTTGGGTAACTTTGCATCTTTGTCTAATTTTACGAACAATATTTTATCTGATAGTCCATAGGCTATCCTTTGCGAAAGTAAATAATAATAGAAGTGAGCTTGTAGATTCCAAACTGTTCTATTTTCATTTGCAGATGTTTTAAAGTCGATTAAGTTATAACTATCATTTCCTTTTAGTTTTACTACCCCATCTATTTGGCCTGTGAACATATATTTATCGTCAAAGTACCTTGTTTCACTCTCTATAAAGTGAGCCTGTAGCTCGTTTTTCCATTTTACATAGCTATTGAAGTAGTTTATCGTGGTTTCATCCAGGACAGGAAACTCTTCGTTGATATCATCACTGATAGCCTTATGCACTTGAACGCCTATTGCGCACTTTTTGGCTAGTATTATAGGATCTATACCCGAGAAGTCGTTCTGTGATGCCAGTATCTCAGTAACCCTTGCATATTGCTTTCCGTCTCTTTCAATCATTTTTTGCCTCCATTGATTGTTTTTCTTGACCATAACACGTTAACGGGTTATTATCTAGTTAAAACTCATAACAGGAGAAAAAAGATGACACTAAGAGAGTACATGCTGCAAAACAAAATGACCGCTGAGATGTTCTCTGCAAAGTCAGGTATGAGCATAAACAGCATCTGGAGATATATGAATGGAGGTTTGCCGAATATACAAACAGCTGTCTGTATAGAGGATTGCACAGAGGGGCAAGTAAAAGTAAGGGATTGGTTAACGGAGTGTAAATATGAAAAAGTTAAACGGATTCATCTCAGCAATTGAGTGCGCTAAGGAAGAAAATATTTCGAAGGAAGCGATTTATCGTTTGATAAGAATTGGCAAACTAAAGTCATATAAGGACGGTGGAAGGGTGTTCATAAGTAAACAGCAGTACGAAGAAATAAAACAAAAGAAGTACAAGAGATTTCCCAGGGATGAGAATGGCCACCTCATATTCACAAAAGAGAGTGGTAACATGTCTGTCTTTTATGCAAGGCAATACATTCAGCAAAAACTCGACAGGCCGTTTACCCTCAATCACCTGTATTATTCCATTTATAACGAGAAGATAAAATCTAAACGAATAGGTTACACATGGGTACTTAACGTTGCAGACCTAGATTGCTTCATCTTAAACAACCCTAAACATCCCAAGAGAGGGAAAAAACCTAAAAAATCTGTATTCAGCTGAAAAATCTTTATGTAAAATCTGTATATGTGTATGTCTTAGGTGTATAACTTGAGAGGTACACATTGTTCCAATGCACCTTATACGGTGATCCAATTCCTCAGAAACAGACGAGATTTATCCTAATCAATGGTAAGCCTCGATGTTACGATCCTTCTAGCAAGGATAAGAAGTCTATACAGAAAGAGGTACGATTTTTGTACCCAGAAGAACCTATTCTAGGTCCTGTTGAGCTCACTATACATTTCTTTATGCCAATCCCTATACATACTTCTCTAAGGAAACGTGAGAAGATGCTTAACTTCATCATTCTTCCAGACAAGAAGCCTGATGAAGATAACTTAGCTTATCTTATTAGTAATGCATTAAAGAAAATAGTGTACAATGATGATGCCCAGGTATGTGTCAAGCATGTATACAAGTTATACGGAGATACTCCTCGTACCGTTATTAAGGTAAGAAAGTTAGATACCATCGATCCATTTACAAACCAATAATTTTAGGTGTGCTATGCCATTAGTCAAAGGTAAGAAAGCAAAGTCCAAGAAGGGCTTCTCGCAGAATGTGAAGGCAGAGGTAGAGGCAGGCAAACCTAAAAAGCAAGCTGTTGCTATTGCGTATAGCGAAGCGAGAAAGGGAAAGAAGAAATAAACAAATAATAGTCCGGTCATAGATAGGAGTTGTGAGACAAAATGAAGAGAATAGTATGGCGATTTGTTTTTAATGATCTTCGATGTATTGAGTCTGACTTTAGGGAAGGAGATTTTATTGATCCTGAGCTTTGGAGTATTGAAGATGAAGACTACCGAATCGAAGAGCAGATTAGAGATGATAATTCTTCTATCGTCACTATCAATCAAGGAAGGATGCAAGAAAATATACAAGTTTTTGTAAACAAGGCTGTGGTTAAGTTTTACGCTAAGCAAGTACATGAAAACTACCAAGAAGAAGGGCCTAAGATTGATCCAAGTTACCATGTAGATGAATCAGTTTTTGCAACAGAATAATTAGGGACATAATTCCCTATTATCAGACGTAATATAAAATCATTAACTGAAATGGTGTTAATATGAATGACAAGAAAAAAAAGCCAGAGTTACTTATGTTACACAAACAGTTACTTACTTTTCTCGAAGAGAGCGTACCTAAAAAGTATAGAAAGAATAAATGCGAGCTACCCACAGAAAATACAGAAGATACAAAGGAAAATACGGATGAAAAGGAATAGAATGCTGCCAGGGTTAAGACTTTTTTTCATAGAAAGGGACGTTCAGGACTTATCAAATATGCTCAAAGCATTGAGTAAAAAAATAAATATACTGGGTGAATCATGGAAGAACACAAGACAGAGCAATTAAACGGTGAAGAACTAGAAAAGATAAAGAGAAAGTTTGGAGGCAAACAAGCTGGAGCCGGGCGTCCCAAGGGAAGTGGCAGACAATTTATCCAACTAGACAAAGGAATCCTCGAGAGACTATGCGAAGCCTGCTTACCTCAAGCATCGATTGCCGTCATCATGGGATGCAGCGTTGATACGCTTAGAAGAAATTACATGGAGATACTGGCCAAGGCTCGCGAGAAGAGAAAACTCTCTCTTCTTGAATCCATGTGGCACAAAGCTCTCGTTGAAAAGGACTGCAAGATGCAGATCTGGCTATCCAAGCAGCATTTAGGATACAAGGAGTCGCAGCCAGACGATTCCGTTAAGACGAACTTTAACATTATTATTTCACAAATACCAAAGTGAGGATTTCATGGATAAAAAGATGCATAAGGTTACGGAGAAGATGAAAGATGTTGAGCGTGACATCAAGCAAAAACAGATGGCTCCAGCCATAAAGAAGCTTCACAATGCAGAGAAAAGCAATGAAAAGCTTGTGAAGATTGATAAGGAAGTCCGTGATCCTTTGGTGGAGAAGGCTAAACATATGAAGAAGTGTAAGTGAGGTGTGTATGTGTTGTTGTTGTGGTCAGATGCAATCCAGTGAGTGGACTGAAATCAATACAGATCCGGAAGATGGTTGTTTATTGATATTTTTTACTCCAAGTTCAGTAGATTCTTTTATCATTGGTCTATCTGATGCGTTTGAGGATATTCTAGAAGAAGATCCTTCTATAACGCATTGGAAAGTATTGAGTCGTCCTCCTTCACCCAAAGAATTATGGTAGAAAATGAGCGATTTGCAAGAAGTAGACATCCATTTGCCCGTGAATTACAAGGCTAGATCTTACCAGATCCCTTTCTGGGAGGCTATGCAGTCTGGGAACAAGCGTGCTGTCCTTGTATGGCATCGTAGAGCTGGTAAGGAAAAGACTTGCTGGAACTATTTGATCATGCAAGCCTTCTTGCGAGTTGGCATTTACTATTACTTTTTCCCTCATTTCAGCCAGGGACGAAAGATCTTATGGGATGGAACGGACAAAGACGGTTTCAGCCTTCTAAAACATATTCCACCCGAGGCCATTTATGGGAAGCCAAACTCTTCCGAGATGAAGATTAGGCTTAAGAATGGATCACTCATCCAAGTTATTGGAACAAACAATATCGATAGCATCGTAGGGACAAACCCAATAGGCTGCGTATTCACAGAATATAGTCTCCAAGATCCTCTTGCATGGACGTTCATTCGTCCCATTCTTTTAGAAAACAATGGATGGGCTGTCTTTAATTTCACGCCTAGAGGTGCTAACCACGGCAAAGAACTCTACGAAATGGCTAAAAATAGTAAGGATTGGTTTTGCCAGTTGCTTACCGTAGATGATACGAAAATCCTTTCTCCAGAGATGATACAGCGAGAACGTGAGGAAGGCATGTCGGAAGACATGATCCAGCAAGAATACTACTGCTCTTTCACCCTAGGTATAGAAGGAGCCTACTACGCAAAATATATGCAAGATGCTCGAGATGAGGATAGGATTGGACGAGTTGCATGGAAGAAACAATCAAGGGTAAATACCGCATGGGACTTGGGCTATGGAGACTCTACATCAATCATATTCTTCCAGGTGATAGGTAATGAGATTCACATTATTGATTATTACGAAAACCACGGCGAAGGACTACCTCATTATGTCAAGGTGCTTGCTGATAAGCCATATCTTTATAAAGACCACTTCGCCCCTCATGATATTGACTCTCATGCCTTCAGCTCGGGCATGTCTGCTAGGGAAGTTGGTCTAGGCCTAGGCATTAAATTTATAGTGTTACCCACTCTAAAGATTCGTCTTGAGGAAGGTATTGAAGCCCTTCGAGGGATCTTCCCTAGGATTTTTATTGATGAAATTAATTGCAAATACTTGATAAAATGCCTTGAGAACTATCGAAAGGAATTCGATACAAGGCTAGAGGTTTACAAAGACAGACCTCTACACAACAAGTTTAGCCATGGTGCCGATGCCGCTCGATACCTTGCCATTGCTGTAAAAAGGAATGTGGATACTCAAGGAGACGTTGTAACCGAGAAGCAAGCGGATCAATGGTACAGAGAAAACAATCCAATATTTGAGTAACAATAAGTTCCTGGAAAATCTCATTGAATATTTAAACAGAGTTTGACCGCATCCATACGCTTTTCATTCCGTGCGTAGATCAGGTCTCGACTTGAAGTATAGGATGCGTGCTTCTAGTCTTTCTACTAAACTAAAAACCCAGCCCTCACTATAAGGACTGGGCGGGTGCGTTTGTAGGACCGTTCTCATTATACTGTGTGTGCATTAACTTTCAATAAATACGGTGGATAAATACTCAGAAACTAGAAAAAAAATACAAACTTATGATATGCTACATGTCAACACATGAGGGGATACCATGGAATTTATGAATGAATTTTTTAGTGCTATGAATTGGTCTGCTATAGGGGCGATAACCGCTATAGTGGGTACGGGAATGGTCGTTATTTATTCGATACAATCAATGAAAACGGATATATCATCTAGAATTGATAGAGTGGAAGCAAGGATAGAGGCTAGAGCAGTCGAAGATAGAGCAAGGAGTGATGCTAAATTCTTAGCTATCGAAAATCGCATCGATACTCTATATCAGATGTTCGTCGACCTTCTCAAAGACAAGAAACAAGGAAATTAAATAATGGACAACAACACTCTAACCATTGCTGGGATGTTCATAGGGATGCTGGCATTTATATACACATTTATACATAAGCTTGAGAACAAACTTGACGCATCAATAGCAGCATCAAACGCAAGAATCGATCAAGTAAACACAAGAATGGATCAATTTTATCAAATGTTTATCGATCTTCTCAAAGACAAGAAAAAAGGTGAGTGATGGATATCAAGGAAACAGAAGAGGAAAAAGATTGGTTGTCAAATGAGATCGAAGAATTATACAATAAATTTTTATGGTGCTCGTTTAGATCTCAAGAAACTAGAAACTTTATTCTTTCACAATATGTAAAATATTTAAACAGTATTAATGCTCCATCAGGTAGTCATATAACTGAACATGAGATTGCATTATTTACCGATTTTACAATCGCAAAGTATTTAAGGGATTATCTTAGCCAAGATAGGTTTAAAGATTTCATAACTTACGCTAATTCTTTGGAAGGTAATCAAGCTGCAATTGAGATCGTTAACTGCAAAGCACAACGAGTCACTTGGCTTGAATTTTCTAAGAAATGGGATCCTTCCCTTTAAAACTTATCGTCAAAATTCTTATCGCATAAACACGCTTGTTTGGGAAAGCTTGATACAAAAATATAAATAGATTCGAATATACAAAGGCTGTGTCTTTTCTTTGGATGTGTATGATTGCTTGTATATCAAAAAAATAGCTGAGGCTGTGAAAATCCACACAATAGTAGCTGATTTTGCTATGGATGTCATTCCTCCTACTTTGTATATCTTTATCCAGTCACCTATATTGGATCTTAAATGCCCAGAATCTGTTACTATATCATGTAATACCATAGCTATCTGCAAATAAATAACACAGAAATTTGACAAACACTGAACATTTGATATTGCAACAAACATCTTCTCTTTGTAGTTAAGTTTTTTTGTTTTCCTATTGTTTTTGATCCATGTTATTAACTTTGTTAGAATATATAATTTAAAGTTTATGTATATACAATCAGCTAAAGGACCTGCAAAAGCAATTAATACTTCCTCTGATCTGCTTGCTATTGTTAACGGGCCACCTCTAGGAAAATTTATCTGACCTTTAGTTTTTCCTGTAAGAATAGAGAATATTTCTTCTTCGTTAGGGCTACCATAAATTGATATTACGGATGAATTTTCAGGACGACTTGCAAAACCATTAAGACCACATAGTATCTCTATTTTTCCATATTCACCATAAACTGATTTTGTAGCTAGTTCATGACCTACTTCGTGAACAAAAATATTTGTATACAATCCTAATGTTCCGAGCATAAATCTAGTAATCTTATTTACATTATTGGTATTTGTTATGCTAACCGGTATATCTAAAAATTTGTAATCTCCTTCTATACCGAAAGCTAATGCTCGTATTAATGATATATTCAATTGGTTCCTGGATGAATGAAAATATTTATGTTTCTGTGCGCTGATGGCTACATCACTCATCAGCGCATGTTTATTGTTTATCTACGTCTACAGCAACTCACTAATAATAAAGAGAATATTGTAGCTATCGCAGTTGCAATGGTTGCCATAAACACAATCTGCGTATTTTGCTCTTTAACATCATTGTTGAATGTTGAAATAATTTGGTCTGGTGTACCTTTCCTAAGCCATCCATCTTGTTCTCCTTTTATAACGGAATTCACCACACCAATTGGTGTTAGATGGAATGCTGCAAAACTTGATCCTATGGTTCCAAGGAGTAAGGTAATAACAACTACTGAGCGTTCTATTAAAGATTTTTTTGTCATTTCAAGTACTTGCGCTCTAACAGCTCTTTCTGCTGCATCTATCCTTGCTGCTTCCGCTCTAACAGCTGCGACTTGCGCTCTAACAGCTACTGCTTCTGCTCTAACACCTACTATTTCTGCTCTAACAGCCCTTTCTGCTGCTGTTGCTCTTTCTGCTTCAGCTCTAGCCTGTGCAGTTGCCCTTGCTGCTGACGCTAATCTTTCTGTTGCTATCACTCTTTCTGCTGCAGCTCTTATATATTCTGGATTTTGTTGCAGTTCTCCTAACTTATCATGTGGCTCATCATCAGGTCTACGATCGAAAACTCTCTCGAACTGACCTACTACTTCTCTAACTACAAGGCTAGGAATGTATCCCAAAATTGGCGTTCTGTCCAAAGGACAAACAGGTAATCTAGGATCATCGATTGCACGATCAGGTGGATTTACACTTATGTTACGTGTTCCTAATCTGATAGCAGATTCTTCTTCTAACGTATGACCACATGGATACAAGCTAACAGCACGGCCCATAGGAGAAAAACTAATAGGGCAATCTACTGTTTGTCGTATAGCATCAATGTCTCTAACGAGTACGGGTATTGCTTCAGGTTGCATTTGGGCTGAAGAAGATGATGGAATGGGTTGCATGTGTCTTCCTTAATTGTAAACTTAAAATTTATGTGTTCTGATCAATAATGTTATTGATTAGCACAACAAAATTATCATACAATTAGAATATTTGTACATGACTTTTTGAAAATCAAACAAGGTCCCCTAACTCTCAGGTATACCACAAGGCATATATGGATGTTAAACCAATGGCATTGGGTATTGCATTTTTTTCTGTAGCATTTGTTTTCTTCAGCCAAAAGCGAATGAATGCTAAGTTAAGAAGCCATGACATTGACATCAGGGAGCTATATGATCACTTTATTGTTCAACAACAACATATTGATAGGCTAAAATGCCGTATCATACGCATGAGTAGTAAGTTAGAAGCCCAGAGAGATCGAATTGATCGCATCAATACACTCGTCTGGGAAAGCTTTATCTGAATGTGAAAAATTCATATTGCAACCATCAAACATTTTTGATACGATCGTCCTTGTTTTTTTTACCAAATCAACAAGGAGATTAAATGAAAAGATTGTTTACCTTAATCATGTGTCTTTGTTTCCATCTTCAGGCATGTCCTGAATGCGGTGGCACATGTGGAAAATCACAAGCCAGCTTTATACCAATATGGTTTACAGCTACTGAATGCATTAGAAATGCCAACTATGAAGTTGCATTAGATTTGATGGATAAAGCTATAGAGGCTTGCAAGCTGGATGATAACTCGTTTTTATATCTAACACGAGCTGACGTATTTGCTTATCTTGGCAACTATGATGAAGCAATTTCTGATGTTAAACATGTGATCCAAGTTAAAAGAGACGCCGAAAAAAAAGACTACTACTATACCCAATCGTTGATTAAGCTGTTTGCTTTTGAGTTTAAGCGTTCCGGAACATATGAATGGGAAGAGACAAAAGAACTCTCACAACTTAGGTTAAATCCATGGGTTAAAATAGGACGTGATGGCGATTATGTGGTCTACAAAACCATTGAAGGTTTTGATAAACCTAGCATTTGTGCTGAATTGATACAAGAGTTTGTAAATTCTGGCTTAATCGCATGCAAAGAAGATGTAGCATTCATGAACAACGGTACTGTTGTTGTTAAAATGGTTCCAATAGACAAATTCAAAAGCAAAAACAACAAAAAAACCACAGACTTTAAAAATGACTTTTTCTTCAACCTAGCTAAAGCTTCTATAGAATTAAACATGGCTATAGATAGAGATGGAAAAAAACATGACTATCGTGAAGTAGATGGCATATGGTATAAAGATGGTGAGGGTCAATGTCCTGCAAATGAGGGTGTAAATTCCGAAGGTTCTCCTTATGGACCTTTATTCGAAGAAGCTGCAAAAAACTCAAACGATAGCCCAAAAAGATGCCATTATTACTGTAACCTTATTGGTTGCGGAATGGCTACAGCTATAGAAAAGGTTCCAACTTTTTTTGGAAGGCTTGTTACTGCTGGCATCATATTTAATGCTACTGATAAGTGTAACGAATGTTGTGAAAAAGGTTGGTTGAATTGTTGGGAAGAACTATATCCTTACATTCCTACTATGGATTATTCACTACTTCCAGAATATGAAGATTTTTCTTGGTTTGATAACTATATTCCAATACCAGATTGAGGTAACATGCAAATTATAGATTTAATCGCATCCGTTCATTGGGTGTTTGTTTTGACTTGTATTTTTTCTAGTTGGATACTAGGAAGTTACAGCAGAGCATTTAAAGAAAAGGTTGATGAAGGTGTCAATACCATCAACAAGCGAATGGATATGTTAGAGGCTAGACAAGCTAAGATAGACGAACGACTTGATTCATTGTATCTTGCCATCTTGGATATTCTAAAAAACACAAAGAAATAAAATAAGGGGGCTCTCCCCCTTAAAATTTATGATCAAACAAGACCATAACAGAGATTCCCTTTCCATTCTCAAAGCAAACCATGACATACATATAATCCTTGGCGTCATGATTGACACTTTTGACGTAGTCTATCGCAGAATCCGGCAATTTGCCTTCCCATTGCAATACCAAAGACAAGTTCTCATGTAGGTTCGTCGAGAACTTGCTTTGGCTTATAGAAGATATGATCATAACATCGGGTAAGTCGACTTTGTAGTATTCCACTCCCTGGATTTTTTGCATTTATCTCTCCTGATTTCCAACCGGCATCATTTTTTGTGTCTATTTCGAATACAATAATAATAATCAACACTCTTGTAGTGTCTTTTGAAGAAACATGCAGGTATCCAAAATTTGGATGGTGTGGTGATTCTTCAGTATGAATCCTTCCGATGAGTGCTTTTCTCATAAGTCTAGCATGAGAAACTATAGATCTAACATTGGAATCAAAATTTTTCATAAACGTTTTTCTGCTACATGGAATTACAATCAAGTGACCAACATCTTCAATGTGAATATATTTTTTACTCATAATCGCTCCATTGTTAACACTCGACAGAGTTTATCAAAACATATATTGACTGTCAAAGGATTTGTATAAGTATTTGACATGTGATATATAAATATTTATTAATATGGTGATTATATGACCTATCCATTTACAAGACCTAATGATACATCTAGCGGTGGAGCTGGAGGTGGTGGTGCTGGTGGACAGTCTGGAGGTTCCGGTCGAATTTCTGTTCAAATACCTCCAAGAACAAGACCGTTTCCCTGGCCTCTTCCTTATTCCGCAACTCAAGGCGCTGTAGGAGGCGCTGGAGGTTTAGGTATGGTTTCTGTACAATGCCCTCCGTATTATGGCCCATTCCAACCCTATTGGCCATACGGAGTCCCAGCATCGTATTTTTTACCAACCAATCCAGTGAGGTCTAGATGATTTTCAATGAAGAGTTAGAAGAAGTTTTGTCAAATCACATGTATAATATTCTTAATGATTTTGTTAATGTTTATCTTAATATAAAGATAAATTCAGACAATCCAGAACAGTTGCGAGAATATTTATTATATGTAGTTAACAAAAATATTAATGATTACATGGATAAATATGAAGACCATTTGGAAGGGATAGCTTTTTCTTGTAAGGAAAATAATGAGTAGCGGAAGAGTTTTTATACCTAAAATACCTTCTCAAGTTCCAAGATCTCCAATGAGTCCCATTGGAGTTCAAAGCCCCTTTATTCCATTTCCCAGGATTCCTTATCCAAATGGACAAGTGCCACCAGTCCAAAATAAAACCCCATGAGGAATATGAGATACATTTCTACCATGTTTTTGCTTTTATTATCCGGATGTACTTACTCAGTAACTTTAGTTCATACAGAAGGACAGGCTTCGGACGTAGTGGATGAGCAACAAACTCCCACAGCCACTACCACAGTAGACTTAAAGGTACCATTACAAGATATCGTAAAATAATATTTACTTACAAGGACATCTATGTCTAGTCCAATGTCTAGTTATTCAAATTCGCAGGATTCTACAGAATTCTTGGAACATTATCGAAAAGAAGTCGCAAAGAACGATCCTAGGCTGGAATTTCATCAAGATGTGATCAAGGACTTCGGGGAATCTTATGAAAGAGCCTATCAACTCTGGAATACTTTTTACGCAGAAGCTTATAAAGATCTTAGTTATTATTTAGGCAATCAATGGAGTTTAGAAGAGTTATCTTATTTAAACAACCAAAGAAGATCTAGCTTTACTTACAACAAAATAAGACGCTTAATTAACTTAGTTCAAGGTTATCAAAGAAAGAATAGATTAAGTATTGTTGTTAGTCCTGTAGAAGATGCATCAGAAGATACCGCCGGTCTATTTACCGATGTTATACAAAATATCATGCAGTCATCCGATGGATACGAAGCGATTAGTGATGCATTCAAAGGAGCTCTTACCACTGGATTGTCGTTTTTGTCCCCTTATCTAGACTATAGACAAGATCCTGTGTCGGGCGATATCAAATTTCATAGAGATGATTGGAACGCGGTTATTCTTGATCCATTCTTTACACAAAAATCGCTCGAAGACTGTTCTTTCATTGCTAGAAGGAAATTCCTTTCTAGAACTGAGGTTATTTCGTTGCTTCCAGACAAAGAAGACGTGATCAAAGCCTTACCTTGGGGTAGTAGAGACGATAAATTTACCTATATGCCCTATGCAAGGCAGTGGGGAATGCAAAAACTTCTAAATTATACCGAATATTGGCGCCACAAATGGGAAATTAAAGATGTTTTGGTCGATATGCACACAGGCGAGACTAGAGAATGGGACGGTGATCGAAAGAGATTAAATCTCTATAGACAGTCATTTCCACAGATAGAAGTCATCAAAAAGCCTGTGAAGTCAGTAGAATTGGGCATTATCGTTGAGGGTCAGCTTCTTTATTATGGAAAAGACCCTAACGGACTGGATGATTACCCTTTTGTACCGTTCACTGCAATATTTGAACCATCATACGATTTATTTACATGGAAGGTGCAGTCTCTAGTAAGAATCATGAGAGACCCTCAAACGGAAATCAACAAGAGACGTTCCAAGATGGTTGACATTCTAGATAGTCAACTCAATTCAGGATGGATAGCAAAGACAAATTCCGTGAGCAATCCGACATCTCTCTACAAATCAGGACAAGGCCAAGTAGTCTTCATTAAGCCAGAGGCACAAATGACCGACGTGCAAAGGCTACAAGCTCCAGGTATTGACCCTTCTATGTTCCAGTTAGAAGCTGAATTCGAGAAAGACCTTTTCGAAATCATTGGTGTAAGCCCTGAAAACGTGGGTATGGCTGAGAATGATAAGATCGAAAGTGCTGGGATTCTTGCTAAAATGCGACAAGCTGCCGGATGGGTTCCATTACAAGACGTATTCGATGGATTGAGAGAATCGCAAAAGCTTCTAGGTAGAAAGGTCCTAAAACTCATTCAACTCAACTATTCTCCTGAAAAGATCAAGATGATCACCAAGAAAGAGGTGACCGAAGAATTCTATAGCAAAGTATTTTCACAATATGATGTGGCCGTAGAAGAGGGTGTTCTTACTGATACACAGAAACAAACGCAATTCGTTCAACTTGCAGCTCTCAAAATGATGGGTGTTCCTGTATCTGATGAGGAACTGGTTAGAAATAGCAGTCTACACGATAAGAAACCTATGGCTGAGAGATTTAAGGCTCAGGCAGAAGCTGCACAACAAC